ATGCTAACGAGTTGTAAAAGCAAGTTTAATATTAAGATGAAATACTACAAGTTAATATTAAATGAAAAGGAGAGGCTGAAAGAAAATAAAATATTAGATGAAGCAGTTAAACAAAAAATAAAAATAGAAACTGACACATTTGACGCTGAAAAATTTCAAAAAGAAGCTGATGAACGTTATAAGTTATTCATGGAACGCCGCAATCTCTCCAATAGAGAAAAATAACAACTCCTATATTTAGGACGTCAAGAAGAATGGCGGGGGCTCCCTTTTAAGGGTTCCGCTATTGTTCTTGATGACACATAGATAAAGAATTTTTATGGGTGGGTGATTCACGTAGTGAAACACTCCACCTATTAGACCTTTTTATCACGGCCTTACATGAAAAAGCATATGTTTAGATCTGCTGAAATGTTCTTAGTACAATCATAAATTATGCTTGAGTGGTACTTCTCTTTGCATGTAAATACCGTCGTTTGGGCGTTTTCGCTCTTCAAAATGGATAGCTAATGATAGATACATTATTGAGTTACGAGCTAAGCCAATGAGTTGCATAATTCTTGATTCGAATTGGCTTATTGGCACTAAAAGACAATGTGATGATAGTTTTTCTTTTTCATGGATTTTTGCTTTTAAGTCTGAATGCTTAGTATTTAGTTTGTTAATCTTTTCTTTAAGCTGTTTAGATAAATGAGGGTCATGGTCTTCATTTGTTTTTTTTATCTTTAATTCAATTTCTCTAATTTCATCTGGTATCGTATTGACCTCTCTTTGCAATTTTGTAAATTCTTCATCATTGTAAGTATTATGTGATGTTGCGAGTTCATAGCCAAAATCATCAACAATTTTCAATGAACGATGTTCCATAGCATTTCTGATTTCAGCAAATGCTACAGCATTTGGATCTAACCATTTTGATACTGAATCAGAGCTACCAACTTTGCGAATATCTTTTAATATATAGAATAAAGCATGGATAAAAGGATTATCACTATCCTTAAGTTTTTTATGGGGCTTCCATTCATTATTCTTGCCTGTGAAGTCGCGAAATAAATTGTCGATGCTTATTTTTCTGTCATGCTTTAAGTCATTTAAATCAAAAAAATGGCTAATTAGGTATGCTATTTTGTCAAAAAGTGAATATATTATTCTGAATGCTGATTTGTATTGGGCAACCTTTAAATTGTTAATTGAGTAAGTCATATCTTCAACGTGTTGAAAAGTTGAGTTGAATATATGAGGCGCATCGTCCGGTATATCCTTTGAGGAGTATATTAAATACCGCGCATAGCAGTAATCATTTTTTAATTCATCATAATTACCATGGTATGATAATTCTTCATGCATTGTAAGCGCACCATTAAGAGATTGGATAAATGATGGTAATGAAAAAATATCTTGGTAAGTAATCTGGTAATCGCAAACATCATTTAAATCATTAAGGAAAAGCTTGTTTTTTGCACACCATTCAAAATACTTTTTCTGTTTTATTGATGTGAGTTTTTCAGTGTATTTCATGAAATAATCGAAAGATGATATCTCAAAATTATCCTCAAACCATTTTTGGAAATTGTGTAATCGCCCCCCATCCTCAAGTGATTCTTTTTGTTCTGGATATTGTTTTTTGAAATTATCGAGTCCCTTTTTTAATAGATTGTAAGCAATGAAATAATGATATTCAGAATGTCCTTCATCGTATAGTGAATTGCCAAGAAATAATTCATTATTGGCTTTTGATATAATTGCTACGGGATTGTTATCTATAGAAATAGCTTTGTCATAGTGAGGGATACAGCATAGTGCTCTTCCCTGTGATGAAAGACGGTTAGCTAAATTTGTCTCAATCATAGATCTAAGACTATCATATGCATGAATGTTATTTACGTGTTCCTGCCAGTTTGCTTTAGGGAGAGTATGTATGGCTTTTCTGTAGAAGATGACCGATTTCATCAAATCATCTGAATACCACTCTGTTTTACGTGTTTCATAGAGTTTGGAATAACAATTTCCTAGACAGTAGAGATAATGGGCTTCGTACAAGGGGTGAGAAAAGGTGAAATCCTGTTTTGTATAACTTTCGACTAACGCAGCTAAAGAAGCGTGATCACATGTAATGATGTATTGATCCGCAAGTTTACTGAACTCCTCAAGTTCATCTTTTACCATTAACAAGGGAACTCCTTAAATATTGATAATTATTGATTGCCGAACTTCGATATTAAAAGATAGTATACATTTCTGTGTTTTATCATGCGGCAATAGACTTATATTTTTGTATTTGGACGTAATCACTCCACCATTGCATTAACTCGGCACGCTCGGCTAAATATTCTGCACGGTTGTATGCCGCAATGATTTCATCTTTTTTAGAGTGAGCGAGGGCTGCTTCAAGAACTTCTGTTCTGAACTTACTGGATTCCTCGGCGGCAGTTCTGGCAATAGAACGCATACCATGTGCCACCATTTCACCGCCAAAACCCATGCGGATTATCGCTGCGTTAGCTGTTTGCTCGTGCATATGGCTAAGAGGAGCTTTGATGCTGGGGAAAACCCACTCACGATGACCGCTGATTGGTTTCATGGATTCAAGAATACGCATAGCTTCCTTACTCAATGGAACCTTGTGGGGCCGTTTCATCTTCATGAACTCAGCGGGGATGTTCCAGAATCGGTTCTCTTCGTCGATGTCAGTCCAACGCGCCCGAACGGCTTCACCGGGCCGAACCCAAGTCAATAACTGCCACTCGATAAGCATACGTGTTTCTAAACGTATAGAAGCGTTTGCTAATGCTGATATGAAACGAGGTAGCTCACTTGGGGGGAGGGCTGGCATGTTTTGCTTCTTTGGCTTGCTGAAACGCTGTGTGAGGTTATCTGCAGGGTTGAACTCAATAAGCTCTTCTGTGGCCGCATAACGGAAAATTTCGTTCAGTCGTGAAATTATACGGCGTAGAGTTTCAAGGACACCTCTTTGCTCGATAGGGTCAAGATGTTGTTTCAACATCTTAGGGCGGATCTCTTTAATGGGAACCTCCCCTAAAGTAGGAAAGATGTTCCGCTCAAGGCTACGCCAGATATCCTTAGCATGATCTTGCGATATGCCTGATGTTTTAATTTTTTCATCAAGCCATTTTTTCGCCACTGTCTGGAATGTGTGTTCAGTGGCATCTTTGAGCGCTTTAGCTTTTTGCTCATTGTGGGATTGGGGATCGATACCCTGTGCAAGCAAAGAGAGGTATTCATCCCGGAGCGCTCTTGCCTGTGCAAGAGTCAGGTAGGGATAGAACCCAAGGCTCATTTTGGCCCGTTTCTTGGTTAAAGGAACGGTATAGCCGAGGTGCCAGATTTTTTTGCCACTTGGTTTGATACGCAGGAACAAGCCATCTCCATCCCATAGCGTGAACTCTTTCTCTGTGGGCTTGGCCTTTTTGATCTCTGTGTCAGTGAGTTTTGTTGCTACCTTCGGCATTTTTGCTCCCTCGTTTTTACTCCCTCATCGACGAGGGATAATAGGAGGGTGCCATAAGGAGTGGTTTCTAGCAATTCTCAGTAGACTTCACTGGACATGAAAAAGGCCGCAAACCCTTATGGAATGCGGCCTTAGTAGACTTTAGTAGACGTCATTTTACTAAAAAGTGGTGGAGCTGGCGGGAGTTGAACCCGCGTCCGAAATTCCTACATACCATTTTTAGTATAGTAAAAACAGTGTATTGCGTTTAAAAACAGCGTGTTAGTATTATTAAGTATTCGTCCGTTTTACGCGTTTTTAATGCTCTGCCGCCAAAATGCCGCCATAAATTAGCGCTTCCAATTGAGGTTATGAAGCGGGTTTTTTGTCACTGCGTCTTCAAGGTGGTCAGGGGCAAAGTGAGCGTAAACCATCGTCATTTTTATATCGGCATGGCCCAGAATATCACGCAGTACCAGTATGTTTCCGCCGTTCATCATAAAATGGCTGGCGAAGGTATGGCGCAGCACGTGGGTACATTGGCCCTCCGGTAGCTCAATGCCAGCTCGCTTTATTGCTCGTTCAAAGGCTTTTCTGCACGGGGTGAATAACTTCCCTCTATTCTTGGGGAGTTCGTCATACAGATCCTGAGATATTGGCACGGTACGGTTTTTCTTGCCCTTCGTCTTGGTATAAGTGATGCGGTATTTTGATAGCTGATGGCCCTGCAGGTTTTCGGCTTCACTCCATCGGGCGCCAGTTGCCAGGCATACTTTTGCAATCATCAGCAAACTGGGACTCTGCGAATCAGCACAGGCATCCAGTAGACGCTTAATTTCTTCAGGTGCTAGGAATGCCAGTTCGCCCTCTGCGATTTTGAATGTTGGCAGCCCAGCGAGCGGGTTGGGCGCTGGCCAGTGGCCCAGCTTTTTCAGTGTGCCAAAAACAGATGATAGGTTACGTTGTTCAAGGTTTACCGTACGGGGTTTAACTGGCGACATAAGCACGCCATCTTCATTTTTTACTTCACCTTTTAACCGTGCTTCCCGGTATTTTGTAAAATCGCCTGCGGTTAACTCTGAGGCAATGGGATCGCCCAAGCCATTACAAATAATGCTGAGTTTTGCCATCAGGCGTTTGGGGTCTGCCAGCGTCTGCCCATAAAGTGAATGCCACTGCTCAATCACTTCTGATAAATGCCGCCGATCTTCCTTCTCCCCCAGCCACGGTTTTTTGTTCACCTCATCCATGGTGTGGTTTTCGAATGCTATGGCCTCGCCTTTAGTCGCAAATTGCTTGCGTACACGCTTGCCATCCCGTCCGTTCGGGTAGCATTCACACAACCATTTTCCGTTAGGCTGTTTTCTGATGCTCATAAGTTAGAGGCTCTTGATTATTTTTAAAGCGCGGCCCACTACCTCAATGTCGTCTAGGCTGCACTCAAAGGATGATTCGTCTTGATGCACCACTAATCTGTTTCCTGGTAGACGTGTTAACTTAACGATGCTTTTTATTCCGTCGATATCTACCAACCATATGCCATTAACTGGTGGAGTCTGGCTGCGGTCTACTAAATAAGAATCTCCAGCAGTATTAACTAACAATAGGTCGCCTGAGTCTGAGGGAAGCAGGCTGGTATCAATGATTGCTTTTCCTGCCTCGACCAATAAACCACCGTTGAGAGTTGCCTTGTCAATTTCAGGGGAAACAAGTTCCGAAAGAGGTTTAACCTTGCCGGAGTTCACGAAATTGATATCTTTTTTATGGTCAATATTTGAACCTGGCTCTCCCTGTCCGGTAGTGAGCCACAGTAACGAAACTCCCGTTTCTAAAGCACACTGAATCACCCATTCCGCCGGAAAACTATCTCTTAAGTATCTGTTTGCCATGGTGCTTTTTGATGCACCCAAGTGATCACACAGTTGTTGTCTGGACTTAAAATCGTAGGCAGCCATTAACCTATGTATAGCCTCTCTTCCCCCGGTATTCTCGCCAGCTTTCACCTGTATCATTTTTCAATCCTATTGACGTATCAAAAATTGGATCGTAGTATCTCGATGTATCAATTATTGAATCAAATAAAACAAGATAAAACGACGTAAACCAAACCTTAACCGAGAGATATTGCACTATGAGCACTGATATTTCAATTCGTGTACCAAAAGAGATGGCAACGCCTGCTGAGTTCGCGGAGTGGGAAGGTATCTCCCGTGGCTCCGTGTATCAAAAAATTCACCATGGTAAGCTTGCTAAGTACATGGTGAAGAAAGAAAAAAATAAAGGACGTGTAAGCCTGCGGTACCTGATGTACAAAACCGACCAGGTTCGTGAGTCTCTTGGTCATTCCAACTTCCGCGTCATTGTTGGTCAGTAAGTTCGATTATGAGAACTTTCTAAGGGGCTTGCATGTTTGATTATAAGATTTCCAAACATCCACACTTTGACGAAGCCTGCCGGGCTTTCGCGCTGCGTCACAATATGGCGAAGCTGGCAGAACGCGCAGGAATGAATGTCCAGACGCTGCGCAATAAGCTGAACCCGGAGCAACCGCATCAACTTACGCCGCCGGAGATCTGGCTGCTGACTGATATCACAGAAGACTCAACGCTGGTTGACGGTTTTCTGGCTCAAATCCATTGCCTACCGTGCGTGCCATTAAATGAAGTGGCAAAAGAGAAGTTGCCGCACTACGTCATGAGCGCCACCGCTGAAATCGGGCGAGTTGCCGCCGGTGCCGTTACTGGCGATGTGAAAACAACCGCCGGGCGCCGTGACGTGATCAGCAGTATCAATTCAGTAACTCGTCTGATGGCACTGGCTGCCGTTTCCATGCAGGCCCGCCTGCAGGCCAACCCCGCAATGGCAAGTGCGGTGGACACCGTAACGGGCCTTGGCGCTTCGTTCGGCATTATCTGAGGTGAACATGGAAGAGAAAAATAAAGGCAGCAAACACGCTAATAACTCCTGCTGCCTATGTGCATGTGAAAAGTGTGATCAGGTCCTTAATTCAGCTTCTGAGGCGTTAAAAAACCGCTTAAAAGCTGAGCGAGAGACATTTTTACTTCTGCTTCAACGCCTGCGGTCGCAGCATGTTGATTAACGGTAGCGGTCTGAAGGATTTTAATAATTTGATTTTTTTGTTCTTCGGAAAGAACAGAAAAAATAGCTTGCAGCAGGATTGAGTGGGCGAGGACATCGACTCTGGTTTGATTACCTGCCTCAGTAAGGACGTTAGTTAACTGTTTAAGAGCTTCGTTCTGTTGTTCGTTATTTTTCATGTCTTTTCCTTTCTGGCTGTGTGGAAACACCAGAATACCACGGGCCGGGCGTGGTTAAACATCCCGGCACATATTGGAGGGGTTATGGAAGAACCAAGTTTTGCATCATTATTGAAAAAACAAAGTCCAGCTATGCACTGCGGCCATGGCTGGATTATCGGGAAAGATGGCAAGCGCTGGCACCCGTCCCGCTCTCAGGATGAACTGCTGGCAGGGCTGACCACTACCAAACGGGGGAAACCATGGCTATTGAAGGCGCTGCGGCGACTGTTCCATTAAGCCCGGGTCAACGTATGGAAGGGCTGAACCGAATAGCGGAATTAAGGGCGAATGTGTTTGGTCTGAATATTGAGCCAGAGCTTGAAAGGTTTATTAAAGATATGCGCGACCGCCGCGATATAAACCATAAACAAAATGAGCGGGCACTGGCAGCCATATTCTTTATGGCAAAAATTCCGGCAGAACGTCACGGCGTCAATATTAGTGATCTGACTACTGACGAAAAGCGGGAACTGGTTAAAGCAATGAATCATTTTCGTGCAGTGGTGAGCTTATTTCCCAAACGGCTAACCATGCCGAATTAACCCACAACAGAAATTAATGGCGTAAACCCGCCGGGCATTCTTTTGCCCAAATTCAGGAGAAAGAACAATGCAGAACGAATTACCAAAAATGTTTGCACCAGAAACCGACCAGCTTATGGCGGTGATCGATATTGCCAAACGTGAGGAGCGCAAAGGACGCGCGCTTGCAGTTTCAATCCGTCTTGAGGCGCTGGCAACCCATATCGCCAACAAAGGGTTAAACGGTATTGAAGCGGCTGAACTGCTGCGCCGTGAAGCTACCCGCTACGAAAACGAATCCCAGGAGCTGCACTAATGGCTGACTCTATGGATCTCGTACAGCAGCGGGTGGAAGAACAGCTGCAGCGCCACATCCACAATGCCCGTATCCGAAAAGTTGGGGCTTCCTCACTGGAGTGTGAAAGCTGCGGAATAGTCATTCCCGAAGAACGCCGGGCCGCCATGCCGGGCTGTGATCTCTGCGTTACCTGTCAGGAAATCGCAGAGCTTAAAGGTAAACACTACAACGGAGGCGCTGTATGAGCACCATCCTGAAATGGGCGGGAAATAAAACCGCTATTATGCCGGAACTGATTAAGCACCTTCCTGGTGGCCCACGACTGGTTGAACCTTTCGCGGGTTCCTGTGCTGTGATGATGGCGACAGACTATCCCCATTATCTTGTCGCGGATATTAATGCTGACCTGATTAATATGTATCAGGTAATTAAAGATGAAGTAGAACACTTCATTGCTATCTCAAAGGCTCTCTTTGCCTGCAACAACTTTTCTGAACAGTATTATGTTATTCGTGAAGAGTTTAATCATTTGCATTCCTTAGACTTAATCTGGAAGGCTGCTTATTTCCTTTTTCTAAATCGCCATTGTTACCGTGGGTTGTGCCGTTATAACCGGGCAGGGCATTTCAACGTACCTTACGGCAACTATAAAGCTCCCTATTTTCCCGAAGCAGAAATTCGCACTTTTGCGGAAAAGGCCCAGCGTGCAAAGTTCATTTGTGCCAGCTATGACGAAACATTGGCGTTATTGGTGCCTGGGGATGTTATTTATTGCGATCCGCCTTATGACGGTACTTTCAGTGCCTATCACACTGCCGGTTTTACTGAGGACGATCAGTATCAGCTGGCCTCTATTCTTGAGCGCCGGGCATCAGAAGGCCATCCGATCATTGTTTCGAACAGCGACACTTTTCTGACTCGTTCCCTGTATCGAAATTTCACCCATGACCGCATTAACGTAAAGCGCAGCATCGGCGTTGCCGCGGGCGAAGGAAAAAGGGCTGACGAACTTATTGCTGTACTCAAGCCGGAAGTATGGGCTGGCTTTGATCCAGCCGGCGGGCCTGATTGCTCTGTCGTGCATGAGGTGCGCGCGTGAGTCATCACGAAGTTGAAAAGCACGGCGGTGCAGAAGATTCCGCCGCTGCTTTTGCCTGGAATGTACCTAAAAAGGCGATTAACCCCTACATGGACCCGGCGGAAGTAGCGCCGGTTTCTGCGCTTTCAAACCTGATTACTCTCTATGCTGCGGATAACGAGCAGGAACAGCTGCGCCGCGAAGCCCTGAGTAATGGGGTCTGGGAACGCTATTTCTACAATGAATCCCGTGATCCTGTTCAGCGGGAAATGGAGCAGGACCAGCTGATAAGCCGCGCCAAAATGGCCCGCGAACAGCAGCAATTCAATCCCGATCTGGTCATCGTTGCTGACGTGAGCGCCCAACCGGCGCACATCAGTAAGCCGCTGCTTGAACGGATTAAATATTTCGAGGGCCTGGGCAAGCCGAAGGCATATTCCCGCTATCTGCGCGAAACCATCAGGCCGTGCCTTGAACGGCTGGAGCGCGTGCGTACCAGCCAGGTTTCTGCGTCATTCCGTTTTATGGCGAGCCACGACGGGCTGGAGGGCCTGCTGGTTCTGCCGGAAATGAACCAGGAGCAGGTCAAGCGGCTATCCACCCTGGTGGCGGCACACATGAGCATGTGTCTGGGGGCTGCCTGCGATGAACTATTTACGGATGAAGACGTTACGCCGGAAGAGATCCGGCGGTCATGGGAAAGGGTGGCCGCTGAGGCCATGCGCCTTGATGTTATCCCGCCAGCTTTCGAGAAGCTGCGCCGCAAAAAGCATCGTCGTAAGCCGGTCCCATACGAGCTTATTCCGGGATCGCTTGCCCGTATGCTTTGCGCGGACTGGTGGTATCGCAAGCTGTGGCAGATGCGGTGTGAATGGCGGGAAGAACAGCTGCGCGCTGTCTGCCTGGTTAACAAAAAAGCGTCCCCGTATGTCAGCTATGAAGCCGTGATCCACAAACGCGAACAGCGCCGCAAATCCCTGGAGTTTTTCCGCTCGCATGAGCTGGTTAACGCCGAAGGTGACACGCTGGATATGGAAGAAGTGGTAAACGCCAGTAGTAGCAATCCGGCGCACCGGCGCAACGAAATGATGGCCTGCGTTAAGGGGCTGGAGCTGATCGCAGAAATGCGTGGTGAATGCGCCGTGTTCTATACCATCACCTGCCCGTCACGCTTTCACGCGACGCTTAATAACGGCAGGCCAAACCCGAAATGGACCAGTGCCACGGTCCGCCAGAGCAGTGATTACCTGGTAAATATGTTTGCCGCCTTCCGTAAGGCGATGCACAAAGCTGGGCTGCGCTGGTATGGCGTCCGCGTTGCTGAACCACACCATGACGGCACCGTGCACTGGCACCTGCTGTGCTTCATGCGCAAAAAAGACCGCAAGTCCATCACCGCGCTGCTGCGTAAATTCGCCATTCGTGAGGACCGGGAGGAGCTTGGCGCTAATACCGGGCCGCGCTTCAAGTCTGAGCTTATCAACCCGCGAAAGGGCACCCCGACCAGTTATATCGCCAAATACATCAGCAAGAACATCGACGGACGCGGGCTGGCGCAGGAAATCAGTAAAGAAACGGGCAGATCACTGCGCGATAACGCTGAGAACGTAAACGCCTGGGCTTCGCTGCACCGTGTCCAGCAATTCCGCTTCTTTGGTATTCCTGGCCGCCAGGCGTACCGTGAACTGCGCCTGCTGGCCGGTCAGGCTGCTAGGGCGCAGGGTGACAAGAAGACAGGTGCGCCGGTACTGGAAAACCCGCGTCTGGATGCTGTGCTGGCCGCAGCTGACGCTGGATGTTTTGCCACCTACATCATGAAGCAGGGCGGCGTCCTGGTTCCCCGTAAACATCACCTTGTCAGAACTGCCTATGAGCTGAACGACGAGCCGAGCGCCTACGGCGATCACGGTGTTCGTATTTATGGCATATGGTCCCCGATCATTGAGGGCCGGATCTGCACTCATTCAGTGAAGTGGAAAATGGTTCGTAAAGCCGTTGACCTTCAGGAGGCGACAGCCGACCAGGGCGCTTGCGCCACTTGGACTCGTGGCAATAACTGTCCCCTTGCTGAAAATTTGAACCAACAGGAGAAAGATAAATCAGCTGATGGGGACCCCAGAACGGACATTACCCGCATGGATGACAAGGTGTTGCACGATTATCTGCACAGTATGAACAAAAAGGAGCGCCGGGAATTGGCTGCAAGGTTACGTCTGGTGAAACCGAAACGGCGTAGAGACTACAAACAGCGAATTACAGACCATCAACGACAGCAGCTCGTCTATGAACTGAAATCCAGAGGATTTGATGGCAGCGAGAAAGAGGTCGATTTACTCCTTCGCGGCGGCAGTATTCCGTCAGGAGCAGGCCTGCGTATCTTCTATCGGAACCAGCGTTTGCAGGAAGATGATAAGTGGCGGAACCTGTATTAATTACGCTGGTTAACAATTCGTGCTCTTAATAATACCAGGCATATCAGGCTGATAAGCGTAAAAAAAACGTTTTACATCAGTAAGATTATTATATACTGTAAATATAAACAGTGGTTATGCATACAGTGTTGCGTGTGGTGTCATAGGAGGAAAGATGCAGGACTATTTTTTGGAGTCTTTGAAGCTCCAGCGCATTGATTTTTTTCTTAAGCTTGTAGCGGCTAGTGAGTGTAGTGATGAAGAGAAGGGGCTGGCTCTGCAGTGGGTTTCTGAATTGACTGATGAACTCATGGCAAAAATCAGAAGCCACGAATACAACCGCTCAATGGATGTCATCAGCTGAGGTGACTTTTATGCGCATTGAAATAATGATCGATAAAGAGCAGAAGATTAGCCAGTCTACCCTGGACGCCCTTGAATCCGAGCTTTACCGCAATCTGCGCCCCCTGTATCCCAAAACGGTAATCCGTATCCGTAAAGGTAGCTCTAACGGTGTGGAACTGACCGGACTGCAACTGGACGAAGAAAGAAAACAAGTGATGAAAATTATGCAGAAGGTGTGGGAAGACGACAGCTGGCTGCATTGATTTTGTCAATAGACGCTTGTTTTTACTAATCAAAAAGGGTTACATATGAGTGAGAGGCGATGTCAATCAGATATCGCCTTGTTTTTTGTCAAGAAAAGAATAATAGGCTAAAAATGAAAATTAATAATGTAGCGTTACCAATATCTCTTGCTGTAATCCTAACTGGTTGCGTGCCACATGCTTCTAACCGAAATATCACTGCTATTGAAGTGGTGAAGCCTGCTATTGGGCAAAGTGCTACCGCCTACATGGGCGATCCCATTATCACATCTGCTACTGGATTTAAAACGGACGTACTAGAACTTGGTGCGGCTAATGGTGCATTGTCTTCTATCGCTGCTGGTACATATTGCAGTGAGGGGAATGGAATTTACCGCAATTATCATAACCCTCAAGCTGTTGCGTTAAAAAATCTCTATGGGCAAATCGGTAACTATGTTGATTATGTTAGTTACGATGCTGCAAAAAATGAGATATCACCGCCAAATGGTACTTCTTATACTGCATCAGAAATTTCTATCAAACGTGTTCCTGATGGGCTGTGTCGAGTTAGTAACTCATTGGTTAAGACTATCGAATACAATGGAAATGCAGGCGGTGTAATGAAGTTCACCTATCGTGAATTTGCAAACGATATGGCTCGTGCAGCATTTACAACAGATTTTTCTGTAGATTCTAAGGGAAGTGACGTTATCGCTTACAAAGGTGCCAAGTTCAAAGTGAACAAGGCTGATAACTCGTCTATTTCTTATACAATTATTTCTGGCTTTGACAAGGCTGTCACGTTCTAGGTTTCACGCTTACTGAGTATGTTACGATTTTGCACATTCTGCATACACGCGCATGTCTATGCTGCATGAGATCGCATGATCGTTTGAGGATCTTTTGTGTTAAGGCCCGCCAGTTCTGGCGGGCTTTTGCGTAGATCATGCAGGTGCATGAAAACCAATACATAAAGCGGGCAGGCGTGGCGGGGATACGAGCGCGCGCTAAGCCTTATAAGTACGGTCTATTGATTTAATTACTGGACATGTATACAGTATTGTTCTATTGTCTATTATCCCTAGGGGTTTTGGCGATGTTTGGATAAAATAACCCGCAAAATATCCATCATCAGCTAAAGCTAAACAGGGATGTCAAATGCCTTACCAATTGGTAGTGCTTAGCCCGGTTGCTAACGATATTGAACAGTTAGGAACCAAAGAGAAATTTTGGTTCTATTATTCCCATGACACTGTTCATTTACAGTTGTTCAAGTACTCAAGGCCGGGCACTGGTGAGCATTGGTCCGAAAAATGTGCAGCAGAGCTATGCCATCTGCTTAACATTCCGCACGCCAGCTATGATTTAGCTAAGTACAATGATAGATTTGGTGTGGTAACGGAGAACCTTATACCTGTTGGTTTCAGAATGGTGATGGGAAACGAGGTTCTTCATAGTTCGACGGCAGACTATCCTCAACCCTTGCAACTGGGCGAGAAGCCAGTAAGGGTTAGAGAGCATACGGTAACAAGAGTTTTGGGCTGCTTAGATAAGGAATCTATCCAGCCACCGCCGAGTGCATATGACCTCTTAGGGTTAAATGCTGCAGATGTGTTCTGTGGATATTTGATGCTAGATGCACTGGTTAGCAATCAGGATCGCCATCATGAAAATTGGGCGATTATGCTTAACAATGAAACTGGTGAGCAGTTTTTGTGTCCAACTTATGATCATGCTGCCAGTTTAGGAAGGGAGATGTTAGATAATGAACGTTATGAACGTCTTAATACTAAAGATAAAAACCGTCAAATCCCCTGCTTTGTGAGAAAGGCTCGCTCAGAGCTGTTCAAAGCTAAAACAGATAAGAAGCCCTTGTTTACAGTTGAAGCATTTCAACATGCAGTCGAGGGAAGAGTTGCAGCTCGCGACCATTGGCTGGGTAAGCTGAGCGCTTTAACAGAAGATTCCATTACGGATGTGTTTAACCAAGTGCCTGCATCGTGTATCTCTGAGTGTGCACGCGAATTTGCAGCGTTAATGGTAATGGAAAATCGTAGAAGGCTACTAGAGAATGACTAATACAAACTCCGTTTACGTTGCATGGCAAGCTCCAGACACTAGAGACTGGCACGTTGTCGGCAATTTGCAAGAGCGCAATTCGGGGTATGTTTTTAAGTACACCAAGGGTGCTCTTAAATCTGCAAAATTTACCAAGTTTAGTGGCATGACTGATGTCCGAGAAACCTATGTATCGGAAGAGTTGTTCCCTCTCTTTAAAAATCGCCTTTTGTCTCCTCGACGTCCAGAGTATCCAAGTTTCATTAAGTGGCTTGGACTTGAGGATGATAGTGTAAATCCTATCGATATTTTGGCCCGCTCTGGTGGGTTAAGAAGTACTGATCAGCTACAGATTTTCAAAAAACTTGAAGTAGATTCCGAGGGTAGATTTGAACATTTCTTCTTTTTGCATGGCCTAAGCTATCTAAATCCCATGGCGAATGAACGAGTATCAGAGCTGAAACCGGGGCAAATTTTACGCCTTTGCTTAGATCTTCAAAATGAATATGACGGTGACGCTGTTGTAGTTCGTGCCGACAAGCCGGCAGAAATTATCGGCTATTGCCCTAGGTATTTATGTAATGATATTAAGAAGATGCTGCTAAGTGATTCAAAAGCAATCACTTTAACAGTCGAGAAAATTAGCGACGATGCTCCGCATAACTATCGTTTGCTATGTAAATTATCTGGAACGCTACATCCGTCTTGTCAGTCGACGCTGATTCTTCAGGATGAGTTCGAAGCTATCGAATAGCAGGGAAAAGCCACCTTTCGGTGGCTTTTTTATTCCTGCTTTATCTCAAGATTGTACGGTTCAAAGCGGATAACATCTTTCCCGATCCATTCATTTAGCTCCTGTAGCCGTTTCTGCAGCGGCATCAGCTCGTTGCGGACAAAGACACGGCTGGCCTTCTCCACATCCCCAAATCCACCAACATTATTAGGCATGATCCCCATCATCTGCGGCGGAACGCGGTGTGCTGCCATCATGTCATCGCGGCTCACGTTCTTGATGTTCAAAAACTCATCCTTAGCTGCAACCTCCGAAAGTGGAATGATTTGGATGCCGTCCTTTTTACCGTTGGGCGAGTACATAAACAGGTTGCGGAAGTTGCCCGGCCCTTTGGCGCTTTTCATGGCCTGGCGGATGTTGTTCACGTCCTCCTGGTTCTGCGCGGCGTCAGTCATGTACATGATGAAGCCTGCGTGGCTACCGTTAATGTAGTACTTCCGGCGGAACAGTGTTGCGGACTCATTCAGCAGGGCGGAAGGGATAGCTGACAGATATTCCGGCAGACCGTAAATCTCCTGGTTTAAATCCGGCTCCATCAGGTGAAAGATGCTGCCTTTGGTGAACTCGTAGGGCTGCGTGGTTAGGCCGTATTGCACAAACCAGTAGGTGTCTAAATCGATCCCGCGGCGGGTGTATTTCGCCAGTGATGGCTCCAGCGACAGAATGCCGCCGAGTCGGTTGGTGCGCTTCTCCAGATAGGCATTACCGAATACCAGATAGTCCTGCACAAACCGGCTGAACGCCTGCTGGCTAAGAAGTGGATGCGGGATAAAGGTGCTGGTCAGAATGTTGCGTTTTACCGCAATGGGAGAGCTGTGATGCACTGCGGCACGGTAGGTTCGCGCCAGCCCGTCAAAGCTTACTGGCGGCTCATACCAGCGGTCCATCTGCACGCATTCCACATAGTCCAGCAGCTCGCGGCGGTCCAGCACCGGGATTGGATCACCAAAGCTGAAAGCCTCGGCAGTTACGTCTGCGTTTTTAGGCGCCATATCTTCTGTTGGCGTTGTGCTGGTTAAGGCTTCGAGCTCACTCATCAAAAAATCTCCACAATGTTGCTGGTATTGGCGGATTCGCCCTGCAGCGGTTCGTTAAACAGTGCGTGCATCGTTGCCCAGGCCAAATCTGCGTGGCTGGCCTCTTCGCTGCGGCTGGCTTCATAGGTTGGACGGTTGCCGCTGGCGGTGGTGGCGCGGCGGATAGCCATAAAGGACTGCGCAATGTCGGTGTGCCCGGCATCAAACTCCAGACGGCGGTGGCTGATAATGTCGTACGCCTTGAGCACCAGGGCATTTTTGACGTTAGGGTTGTAGACAAACTCCCGCACGGCAGGAAAGAACGCTTTTACGTTCTCATAAACACCGTGCCCGACGCCGGTCGAGTCGATGCCGATATAGGTCACGTTGTACTGCTGCGTCAGTTTTTTGATAGCATCAGCCTGGGCGCGAAAGTCCATCCCGCGCCACTGATGACGCTCCAGAATTCGGAACTTCCCGCCAGGTACAGTTGGCGGTGCCATAACCACGCAGCCTGCGCTGTCACCGTTCTGCGTACCTTTTGCCGGGTCATAACCGATCCACACTTCGCGCCAGCCAAACGGGCGCAGCGCCAGCGCCTGAAAATCGGTCCAGACTTCCCAGCTGTCCACCATGCACGCCTGCAGCTCGCTGAGCGGGAACACGGACGCGAGATCGTCCACGAACTCACACATCAGCAGGTTCTGGTATTCGTCCGGGCTGTACTCCATGCGCAGCTGGTCGAGGTCGAACAGGTTACAGCCGCCGCGCACCGCATCCTCCACGGTGACGATCTGGCGGTACTGCCCGTCAGGGCAGAGCAGGCCGCGCGCAAGGTTGCTGTGGGTCAGGTCAATATCCACCTTGTCCGCTTTGGCACGGCCCCGGTTAAACAGCGTGCCGGACCAGAACGGATAGGCACTGTGGGTCAGGCTGGACGGCGTGGAAAAGTAGGTTTGTCGCCATTTCTTGTGAATGGCCATACCGGAGGCCACCTTGCGCAGTTCCTGGAATTTCGGTATCCAGAAATATTCATCAAGGTACAGGTTGCCGTGGTAGCTCTGCGCCGTACGGGCGTTGGTGCCGAGAAAGTACAATGCTGCGCCATTGGGTAGCACCATAGGATCGCCTTTCAGCTCCACCTCAACTTCTTTGGCAAAGTCGATGATGTACTGCTTAAAGACGTGCGCCTGTGCCTTACTGGCAGAAAGGAAAATCTGGTTGCGTCCGGTCAGCAGGGCGTCAATCAATGCTTCACGGGCAAAATAAAACGTGGCGCCAATCTGGCGCGACTTGAGCAGATTACGGATGCGGTTTGTTTTTCCTGCTTCAAACCAGTGACGCTGATAGTCGAACATTGAGGCGTGGAAGACTTCTTCCAGCTTTTCGATCTGTTCGTCGGTGAAAACGTTCTTTTCCGGCTGCCTGCGCGGACCTTTGTTACGGTTGGCTACTTTCGGGTTTAAATCAGCTTCGTTCCCGCCGTCGTTAAATTTGCCGATCCGGGCGTGGCGCTCTGACTGGCGCGCCAGCAGGTCAATTTCCTTGAAGTCTTTCCCTTCTTTCTGCTCCTTCATGATGAGCTGGCAGTAACGTGCGGCGGTGGTGAGCTGCATCTGATCCAGCGGCCCATAGTCGCCCCACTTGTCGCGTTTTTTCCAGCTGTGAACGGTTGCAACTTTTTCGCCCAGCATTTCAGCAATGCGGGCTACGCGGTATCCCTGAAAGTACAGCAGCATGGCCTGCCGACGGGGATCGAGGTCTGCGGGGGTCAGTGTCGTGTTCATGGCCCAAACATACGGCCTTGTATGGCGGCTTTCCCCGGCTGCGTTTTGTGTGGTTTACCGTACAAATACAGCGCGTTGTCTCACTCCCCCATCACCGCAAACATAAGGCTCCAGTAAGTTATTTCTAACGGAGCACGGCTCATGACAGTGAAAGCAAAGCGTTTCCGTATCGGGGTGGAAGGTGCCACCACTGACGGGCGCGAGATCCAGCGTGAATGGCTGGTACAGATGGCTGCCAGCTACAACCCGACGGTCTATACCGCGCTGATTAACCTTGAGCACATCAAGTCTTATCTGCCGGAGAGCACGTTTAACCGCTATGGCAGGGTGACGGGGCTGGTTGCAGAAGAAATCCAGGACGGCCCGCTGGCGGGCAAGATGGCACTTTATGCCGATATCGAACCCACTGACGCCTGGTGGAACTGGTGAAAAAAGGCCAGAAGCTTTTCACCTCCATGGAGGTCAGCACTAAGTTTGCCGACACCGGCAAAGCCTACCTTGTGGGGCTGGGGGCGACAGACGATCCTGCGAGCCTTGGCACCGAAATGCTGGCTTTCAGCGCCAGCGCCGCACATAACCCGCTGGCAAACCGTAAGCAGAACCCTGAAAACCTGTTTTCGGAAGCGGTTGAAACGCTGATCGAACTTGAAGAAGCCCAGGACGAAAAGCCATCCCTCTTTGCCCGCGTCACCGCGCTGTTCACCAAAAAAGAGCAGACCGACGATGCGCGATTCTCTGATGTGCATAAAGCCGTGGAGCTGGTCGCTACTGAGCAGCAGATCCTGAGCGAGCGCACTGATAAATCCCTGTCCGAACAGGACCAGCGCCTTTCTGAGCTGGAGTCCTCCCTGCAGGAGCAGCAGACCGCCTTTGCCGAGTTACAGCAGCAGCTGAGCCGTGAAGACAGCCGCAAAGATTACCGCCAGCGCGCGCCGGGCGGTGACGCACCGGCAGGCACCCTGACCAATTGCTGATGGAGCATAAAACCCGATGAAAAAGAAAACCCGCTTTGCCTTTAACGCTTACCTGCAGCAACTGGCGCGCCTGAACGGTGTGGAAGTTGAAGAACTGTCCAGCAAGTTTACCGTGGAGCCGTCCGTGCAGCAGACGCTGGAAGACCAGATCCAGCAGTCCGCCGCTTTCCTGACGCTGATTAACATCACGCCGGTCACTGAGCAGTCAGGACAGTTGCTGGGGCTGGGCGTGGGCAGCACCATTGCCGGAACCACCGATACCACCACCAAAGAGCGTGAGCCTACCGATCCGACGCTGATGGAAGACGTGGAATACAAATGCGAGCAGACCAACTTTGATACGGTGCTGACCTACGCAAAACTGGACCTGTGGGCGAAATTCCAGGACTTCCAGGTGCGTATTCGCAACGCCATCGTCAAGCGTCAGGCGCTGGACCGCATCATGATCGGCTTTAACGGCGTGAAGCGCGCCAAAACCTCCAACCGTGCTGAAAACCCGCTGCTGCAGGACGTCAATAAAGGCTGGCTGCAGAAAATCCGCGAAGACGCGCCGGATCACGTCATGGGCAGCAAAACCGCAGAAGACGGCACCACTACTGCAGAACCGGTAAAAGTAGGTCCGGGTGGTAAGTATGTAAATCTTGACGCGGTGGTGATGGATACCGTCAACGAGCTGATCGATGTGGAGTATCAGGATGATGACGAGCTGGTTGTTGTCTGCGGACGTGAACTGCTGTCTGACAAGTATTTCCCGCTGGTCAACAAAGAGCAGGACAACAGCGAGAAAATCGCCGCCGATCTGATCATCAGCCAGAAACGCATGGGCGGCCTGCAGGCTGTGCGCGCGCCTTTCTTCCCGGCAAATGCCCTGCTGATCACCCGTCTGGATAACCTGTCCATCTACTGGCAGGAAGACACCCGCCGCCGTTCAGTTATCGACAACCCGAAACGCGACCGGATTGAAAACTTTGAATCCGTCAACGAGGCGTATGTGGTCGAGGACTACCGCTGCGCGGCACTGGTGGAAAACATCGAAATCGGTGATTTCACCCCGCCTGCAGCAGAAACAGGAAACGGAGAGTAACGCATGAGCCTGAGTCCCGCACGGCAGCACCGCCTGCGCATTCAGGCCGAACAGGCCGCCCGTGAGGGCGGCAGTGTTCGCCATGCGTCGGGTTATGACCTGATGCTGCTGCAGCTGGCAGAAGATCGCCGCAGGCTTAAAGGCATCCAGTCCACGGTGAAAAAGGCGGAAATCAAGGTGGAGCTGCTGCCGAAATATTCTGCCTGGGCAGAGGGCGTGCTGGCTGCCGAAGGCGCGCAGCAGGATGACGTGCTGATGTACGTGATGCTGTGGCGTATCGACGCCGGTGATTATGCCGGTGCGCTGGAAATCGGGCGTCATGCGCTGCGCCATGGCTGGGTGATGCCGCTGGGCAACCGTAACGTGCAGACCGTGCTGGCAGAAGAAATGGCAGACGCGGCGCAAAGCGCTCTGCTTGCTGCTGCCGGTTTTGATGCCGATCTGCTTCTGCAGACGCTGGACCTGACAACCGATCTGGATATGCCGGACCAGTCGCGGGCGCGACTGCATAAAGCCATCGGCGCTGTACTGAGCGAAAGCAACCCGGCGTCTGCCCTGAATCATCTTACCCATGCGCTGCAGCTTGATCCCCGCTGCGGTGTGAAAAAAGAAAAGCAGCAGCTGGAGCGCAGACTGCGCAATGACAGCCGCTAAAGAACGTGCCCCGCGCACGGGCGGCACGGGATGGCGAAAGGCACTGCCACATCAAAATTCCGTCCACCGCCCACTTATTCAGGAGAAAGCCGCATGAAGTTTGTTGCGCCCGAACAGGTGCCGGAACAGGCGGAGGTCATCAAAAATACGCCGTTCTGGCCTGATGTGGACCTGTCGGAATTTCGCAGTGTGATGCGAACTGACGGCACGGTGACGCAGCCGCGTTTAAAGCAGGTTGTGCTGACGGCTATTTCTGAGGTTAACGCTGAGCTGTACGACTTCCGCAACCGCCAGCAGTTGCTGGGCTACCGGGCACTGGCTGAGGTTCCGGCGGATATGCTGGACGGCAAAAGCGAGCGTATCCGGCACTACCACAACGCCGTTTTTTGCTGGGCGCGTGCTGTGCTCAATGAGCGTTATCAGGACTATGACGCCACGGCGTCAGGCGTGAAGCGAGGGGAGGAGCTGGCGGAGGCCAGCGGCGATCTGTGGCGTGATGCCCGCTGGGCTATCAGCCGGGTGCAGGATGCGCCGCACTGTACGGTGGAGCTTATCTGATGAAAGTGCGTGCGCATCAGTATGACACGGTGGACGCGCTTTGCTGGCGTCATTACGGGCGCACGCAGGGTGTCACTGAGCAGGTTCTGCAGGCAAATCCGGGGCTGGCTGAGTACGGCCCATTTTTACCGCACGGGCTGCAGGTGGAGCTGCCGGACATTACGGCGTCAACCACGGCGCAGACCGTCCAGCTATGGGACTGAATTATGACGCTTGAACGAATCAGCGCCTTTATCACTTACTGCATCGCCGTGCTGCTGGCATGGCTGGGCGATCTGTCGCTCAAGGACGCGTCAACGGTTGGCGGCGTACTGATTGGTGTGCTGATGCTGGCTATCAACTGGTACTACAAACACCAGTCTTTCAAATTGTTACGTGGCGGCAAAATTTCGCGGGGGGAATATGAATCCTTCAATCGTTAAGCGCTGCATTGTTGGGGCGGTGCTGGCTATCGCCGCCACGCTGCCCGGTTTCCAGTCGCTTCATACCTCCGTTGAGGGGCTGAAACTGATCGCCGATTACGAGGGATGCCGCCTGCAGCCTTATCAGTGCAGCGCGGGCGTCTGGACTGACGGGATCGGCAATACGTCCGGTGTGGTGCCGGGAAAAACCATCACGGAACGGCAGGCGGCGCAGGGACTTATCACCAACGTGCTGCGCGTGGAGCGGGCACTGGATAAATGTGTGGTGCAGCCGGTGCCGCAAAAGGTCTATGACGCGGTGGTGTCGTTTGCTTTCAACGTGGGCACCGGCAACGCCTGCAGCTCCACGCTGGTTAAGTTGCTGAACCAGCGGCGCTGGGCGGATGCCTGCCATCAGCTGCCGCGCTGGGTATATGTCAAAGGTGTGTTTAATCAGGGGCTGGACAACCGCCGCGCGCGGGAAATGGCCTGGTGCTTAAAAGGAGTATAGCGAAATGAAATGGTTAAAAAGTTACTGGCTGCCGCTCTCGGTTCTGGCGCTCCTTGTGATGGTTGATGTGAATTTCCCGGCATCTCATGCGCTTTTCCCGCTGGCGCTGGTTATGTGGTTTGAGTATGCCGCTTTTTCACTGGTTTGTTTTGCTGGTTTGTACTCCTGCACCCTGACGGGGAGTGATCGGCTACGCGTCCGTCAGTTGCTCAGCAGGGTGCTGGGGCTGATGGATAAAGTACCTCTCACCTGGTATCAGCGTCTCGCTCTTGCCTTTGTCATGTTGCTTGCCGGATGGAAGCTCACGGGGATGGTGTGTGTTTTTACAGTAGCCATGAGCTTAGCAATAAAAGATGAGCTAAAGGCACTGCGGGAATGAATCGTTTACTGGCAGTGGTTCTGGCGCTGGTACTTGCGGCGCTGGGCTGGCAGTCGTGGCGGCTTAACAATGCCAGCCACACCATCGAGACGCAGGGCGCGGTGCTGAAAAGCAAAACGCAGGAGCTGACGAAGAAAAACAGCCAGCTGATCGGCCTGTCCATTCTGACCGAAACCAACAGCCGGGAGCAGGCGCGGCTTTATGCGGCAGCGGAACAGACCACCGCACTTCTGCGCAGCCGCCAGCACCGGATCGAGGAACTGAAACGTGAAAATGAGGATTTGCGCCGCTGGGCTGATACTCCTTTGCCTGCTGACATTATCCGGCTGCGGGAGCGTCCGGCCCTCGCCGGAGGTGCAGCTTACCGTGAGTGGCTGTCCCAGAGTGACGCAGTGCCGTCTGGAAAGGTCAGCGCCGCGCAGTAACGGCGATCTGAACGCGGTGCTGGATGAAACCGAGGCCGCCTGGGCGGTCTGTGCTGACAAAGTGGACACGATTATTGCGTGTCAGGAGCGAGACAGTGAACAAACCGCAGTCCTTACGCAGCGCCCTGAATAAAGCGGTTGCTTATGTCCGCGACAACCCGGACAAGCTGCACCTTTTCGTTGATAACGGCTCAATGGTGGCAACCGGTGCCAGCTCCATGTCATGGGAATACCGCTACACCCTGAACGTGGTGATCGAGGATTTCAGCGGCGACCAGAATCTGCTGATGGCTCCTGTGCTGCTGTGGCTAAGTGACAACCAGCCGGATGCTATCAATAACCCGGAGCTGCGCGAAAAACTGTTCACCTTTGAAGTGGATATTCTGCGCAACGATGTGTGCGATATCAGCCTGAACCTGCAACTGACGGAGCGCGTGCTGGTCAGCACTAACGGCAGCGTGTCAAGCGTTGAAGCGGTGCCGGAGCCGGACGAACCCGAAGAAATGTGGACGGTGAAACGTGGATGAGCTGCAGAAGGTGGATGACTGGCTGACGGCGCTGCTGGCGAATCTGGAGCCTGCCGCACGCAACCGTATGTTGCGGCAACTGGCGCAACAGCTGCGCCGGACGCAGCAGCAGAACATCAGGCTGCAGCGTAATCCTGACGGCAGCGGCTATGAGCCGCGCAGGGTGACAGCCCGCAGCAAGAAGGGACGTATCAAACGCCAGATGTTTACAAAGCTTCGCACCACAAAATACCTGAAAACCGCCGCCAGTGCGGACTCCGCCAGCGTGCAGTTTGATGGCAAGGTGCAGCGCATTGCCCGTGTTCACCATTACGGCCTGCGTGATCGCGTCAGCCGAAAAGGCCCGGAGGTCCGCTACGCAGAGCGCCGCCTTTTGGGCGTGAATGATGAGGTGGAAACCATCACCCGTGACACTCTGCTGCGCTGGCTGGCGGGGTGATCTTTGTGCCACTGCTGGCACAAGCGCCCGCGCTGCCTCCCTTTTCCCTCTGATGGCAACCTTTCGTTATGAATGCACAACTGACCGAAATCATGCGCCTTATCACCAACCTGATCCGCACCGGCACCGTGACCGAAGTGGACCGGGAAAACTGGTTGTGCCGGGTGAAAGTGGGCTCGCTTGAAACTAACTGGATTAACTGGCTGACGTTGCGTGCCGGTGGTGCCCGTACATGGTGGTGCCCGTCGCCGGATGAGCAGGTGGTGGTGCTGAGCATGGGCGGCAATCTGGAAACCGCTTTTGTGCTGCCCGCCATCTACTCCAATCAGTTTGCGCCGCCGTCGGATTCTGTGGACGGCTGCGTGACGGAGTACCCGGACGGGGGCTGGTTTGAGTACGAACCCGCCACCGGGCGGTGGCATGTCCGGGGTATCAAATCCATGGTGATCGAGGCGGCGGACAATATCACCCTAAAAACCGGTGAGTTTGTGGTGGAGGCTGACACAACACGCATTAACAGCGAGGTGGTGATCAACGGCGGCGTCACCCAGGGCGGCGGCGCAATGAGTTCTAACGGGGTCGTGATGGATAAACACGGTCACACTGGCGTTAAGTCAGGCGGGGATACATCGGGAGGTCCGGTATGACGTTGTATATCGGTATGAGCAGGAATGACGGGCAGGTCATTGCAGATACCGACCATCTGCGCCAGTCGGTGCGGGATATTCTGCTGACGCCGCAGGGCAGTCGTCTTGCTCGCCGGGAATATGGCTCCCTACTGTCAGCCCTGATTGACCAGCCGCAGAACCCGGCACTGCGCCTGCAGATTATGTCTGCAGTCTATGTGGCGCTGAACCGCTGGGAGCCGCGCCTTACGCTGGACTCCATCATCATCAACGGCAATTTTGACGGCTCTATGGTGGTTGAGCTTACCGGGCTGCGCAACAACGGCGCGCCGGTTTCACTTTCGGTAACTACAGGAGCAGACAATGGCAGTCATTGACCTTTCCCGGTTACCGCCGCCGCAGATAGTGGACGTGCCGGATTTTGAGACGCTGCTGGCTGAGCGCAAGGCCGCTTTTGTGCTCCTTTATCCGGCGGATGAACAGGACGCGGTGCGACGCACACTGGCGCTGGAATCTGAACCCGTCACCAAGCTGCTGCAGGAAAGCACATACCGCGAAATCCTGCTGCGCCAGCGTATTAACGAGGCTGCGCGGGCGGTCATGGTGGCCTATTCGATAGGAAATGATCTTGAGCAGCTGGCAGCCAACTGCAACGTGAAACGTCTGACGGTAGTGCCTGCTGATAATGATGCAGTACCGCCGGTCGCAGCAGTGATGGAAGATGATGAGGCGCTGCGCCAGCGCATCCCTGCAGCATTTGAGGGACTGTCCGTTGCTGGCCCGACGGGAGCCTATGAATTTCACGCCAGAAGTGCGGACGGACGTGTGGCAGATGCCAGCGCAACCAGTCCGGCCCCTGCTGAGGTGGTACTTACCGTACTGAGCCGGGAGGGTGACGGTACAGCAGTAAAAGACCTGCTGGATGTGGTTGAAAAAGCCCTGAACAGTGAGAGTGTACGCCCGGTGGCTGACCGTCTGACGGTTCGTAGTGCGGAGATCATACCGTACCGGGTGGAGGCTACCATTTTTCTTTATCCGGGGCCGGAAGCGGAGCCTGTTATGGCGGCGGCAAAAGCCAGCCTGCAGAAGTACATCGCCAGTCAGACGAGGCTGGGACGTGATATCCGCCGCAGCGCCATTTATGCCGCGTTGCACGTGGAGGGCGTCCAGCGTGTGGAGCTGACGTCCCCTCTGGAGGATGTGGTGCTGGATAAGACACAGGCGGCATTCTGTATCGAATGGCGCGTTACCAACGGGGGCACGGATGAATAG